GTGATTGTCAGCCAAAAGCGCATCGGTAACTTGCCAGCCGTGCGCGTACCGTTCTTCCCGGCCAACGCCATCATGGTCACCAGCCTGGAAAACCTCTCTATCTACTTCATGGATGAGAGCCACCGCCGTCACATGGAAGAAAACGCCAAGCGTGACCGAGTGGAAAACTACGAGTCGATGAACATCGATTATGTGGTTGAGGATTATGCCTTCGGTTGCCTGATTGAAAACATCGAGTTGCTGGCTCAGAAAACCGAAACCAACCCGGATACGGTTAAAGCGTTGGCGGGGGAGTTGGTGAAGGAAATGACGGCGATCACACAGCCCGTAGCAACCGGCGAACAACCCGCAGACGATAAGGCGTAAACCATGACGAGTCCCGCTCAGCGTCACATGATGCGGGTCTCGGCCATGGAGGCTGCGCAGCGGGTGGATGATCCGCTGCGCCATGCCAACGCCTACGAGCAAATGCTCGTCAAGCTGGCCGCAGACCGCGCAAAGTTGAAACAAATCTACTCCGTTGAGAGGAAAGCCGAGCACAAGCGGGCCATGTTGCCTGCCTATGCGCCCTGGGTGGCTGGCGTGCTAGCCGAAGGGCGTGGCGCACAAGATGACATCCTGATGACCGTCATGCAGTGGCGGCTCGACGCCGACGACATCCCCGGCGCGTTGGTGATTGCACCCTATGCACTGCGACACCGGCTTGCGACTCCGAACAACAAGCGCCCGGCACCGTATTTGCTGGTTGAAGATGTTGCGTTGTCCGCCGAGCGCTGCCGCAAAGCGGGAACACCGGTGGCCATCAGCGACCTGCTGGCCACGCTGGAGCTGGTCGGTGATGCGGACATGCCCGAAGAGGTGCGCGCAATGCTGCACAAGGTCATTGGCCTGATGTTCAGCGAGGTGGGTGATTTTGCGCAGGCGTTGGAACACCTCAACATCGCCATGCGAAAGGACAAGGCCGCCGGGGTAAAAAAAGAGATCCAACGGTGCGAGAGTGCGCTCAAGCCCAAACCGGCCCCCGCCGTCAAAAGAACAACCGCGCGCCCGCGTAAGACTGCCGCCACCCCGGCAAAACGTGGGCGCCCACTGAAGGCGAAAAAAGTCGCCGGTTAACTGAATGCGCCCCGCGCTGGGCGGCACGATGGCCGCGACTGCCTTAAGGCTTATCAACGCCATCGTCCACCGCCCCCTATTTTGAGGTCGTCATGACAACAGTGATTATGCATAACCCCGTTGCGCCGTTTGATGTGCCGACGGCCATTATCCCGCCCCTGGATGTGTCGGAGGCGGTGATTAAAAATACCTTCTTTTTCCCCGACGTCGACCCGAAGCGCGTGCGTGAGCTGATGCGCCTGGAGCATACCGTCACGCCGCAGCGCCTGCGCCGCGCGATCCAAAGTGGTATCGCGGAGACCAACGCCGAGTTGTATCTGTACCGCGAGCAGCAGATGGCCGCCGGGTTTACGTGCCTGACGGACGTGCCCGCCGAGCATATCGATGGGGAGAGCGAGAAGTATTTTCACTACCTGAGCGCGGTCTGCGCCATGGCCACCGCTGTCCTGTACGAGCGTTACCGCACCGTAGATGCCAGTGCCAAGGGCGATAAAAAGGCCGATGACGTTGAGGCGTCGATTGATGAGCATTGGCGGGATATGCGCTGGGCGGTGGCTCGGTTGCAGGGTAAACCGCGCTGCATTGTCGGGCAGCTCTGATGGAGGTCATTGCACAGCAGGGTGACACCCTTGACGCGCTGTGCCACCGGCATTATGGCCGCACCGAGGGCGTGGTCGAGGCGGTGCTGCTGGCCAATCCGGAGTTGGCCGAGGTGGGTGTCATTCTGCCCCACGGCACCGCCGTCACGCTGCCAGTGATGGAGACTGCCCCAGCAACCGAAACCGTTCAGCTATGGGATTAAGCATGGAGAAAATCACCTCATTTTTTGCCTATGCCGTAGCCGTGCTGCTGGCTTGGGTGGGCAAATATTCCGCGCAGGATATTGCGCTGATTGTCGGTGCGGCGGTGGGCGTCGGCACCTTTGCCATCAACTGGTATTACCGCCGGAAAAGCTATCTGTTGCTCAAGCGTGCCGGTGTTCAAAAGGAGGTTATCGATGCCCTCAATCGTTAAGCGTTGCAGCGTGGCGGCGGTGCTGCTGTTGGCTGTACTGTTGCCCGACTTTAACCAGTTGCGTACCTCACTGGCCGGGCTGGAGTTGATTGCCAACCTGGAAGGGTGCCGCCTGAGTCCGTACCAGTGCAGCGCTGGCGTGTGGACGAGCGGCATTGGCCACACTGCCGGGGTTAAACCGGGGCAGGCCATCAGTGAGCGCGATGCCGCTGTCAATCTGGTGGCGGATGTTATGCAGGTTGAGCGCAGGCTGGCGCAATGTATGCCGGTGTCCATGCCGCAGCCGGTTTACGACGCGGTGGTCAGCTTTGCCTTTAACGTCGGCACCGGGGCGGCGTGCAAGTCCACGCTGGCGCATTTTATCAATCAGCAGCAATGGCCGCAGGCGTGCAATCAGCTCCCGCGTTGGGTGTACGTCAATGGCGTGAAGTCTGCCGGGCTGGCCAACCGGCGCGCCAGTGAGCGCACGCTGTGCATGACGGGGGCGCAATGAAAACGTTGATTACGTTGCTGGTGCTGGCCGTCGTGGCGGTGTGGTGGATAGGGCGGGAAAACAGTGAGCTGACCCGCTCACTGTCTGACGCAATCGAGACCATTGGCAAGCAGAAAAAAGCGCTGCAAGCCTCGCAGCACGCGCTCACTGAACTGGAGACCCGCGCCCGCAGTAACGAGCGGGCGCAGGTGCTGTTGCGTGAGCAGCGTGACACTGCCGAGGCATTGGCCACCCGCCGTCATCAAACCATCACGAGGCTCCTCAATGAAAATGAAAACCTGCGCCGCTGGTATGTTTCTCCTTTGCCTGATGATGTTATCCGGCTGCACCGCCGCCCCGGATTTGCCACCCCCGACGATTATCTACGCTGGCTGTCCGAGGGTCAGCAGTTGCCCGATACCGGAAAGCCAACCGACAACCAACGGGGCGTTAAGTGAGGATGTCCGCCAGCTTGAGCGCGCGCTAGTGAGCTGCGCGCAGCAGGTCGAGACCGTGAAACACTGTCAGGAGGAATTAGATGCTCAAGCCGAAAAGCCTGCGCAAAGCGCTCAATGATGCGGTGCCGGTGCTGAAAGCCAACCCCGAAATGCTGCGCATCTTTATCGACAGCGGGTCGATTGCAGCCACGTTGGCGGCCTCGTTGTCGTTCGAAAACCGCTACACCCTCAACGTGGTGGTAACGGATTTCACCGGCGACCTTGATTTGCTGCTGGTGCCAGTGGGGGCATGGCTACGGGAAAATCAGCCTGACATCATGACCACCGACGAGGGCAAAAAGCAGGGGTTTACCTACATCGCGGACATTAACAATAATGACAGTGTTGACGTCAGTATCAGCCTGCGCCTGACCGAACGCACCATTGTCAAAGAGGTTGATCGGGCGCTGCATGTTTCGCACGCCCCGGAGCCACCGCCGCCAGTGCCGGTTGTGCGCCCGATGCAGCTCTATATCCACGGCGAGCTAGTGAGCGAATGGAATGAGTGAGTTTAAACCCTTTGATGACAAGCTGGCGGCGCTGATTGCCAGTCTGTCACCGGCCAGCCGACACAAGATGGCCGCCGAGATTGCCAAGCAACTCCGCGCCAGTCAGCAGCAGCGTATCAAGCGCCAGCAAGCACCCAACGGCACCCCGTATGCCAGCCGTAAACGTCAGCCGGTACGCGGCAAGCAAGGCCGAGTTAAGCGGGCCATGTTTGCCAAGTTGCGCACCCATCGTTACATGAAAGCCAAGGGCAGTATTGACGACGCGGTGGTCGAGTTTGTTGGACGGGTGCAGCGCATGGCGCGCGTGCATCAGGACGGCTTGAAAGACCGGCCAACACGTTATAGCAAAGAAGTGCGCTATGACGTGCGCGAGTTGCTAGGGTTCAGCGAGGCTGATCGGAAGATAGTGGAAGATGCAGTGATTTCTGTTATGGCTACAAGTTGTGATGATTGAGATAAATTAATGAATTTGTAAAAAACAATAGACTGTTTAAAAATCAGTCGCTAACATCAAGCTCATGCAAGGATGGGGTTTTTGTTAAAAATATTTTCTGTGTGTTGAGGATAAAATGCGCAATATGTTTTGTACGATAAATAGTGAGGAAGATTTTCATAGGTGGAATGGCTTTGATATAGTAAGGGCAAATTTGCCTGATAATTCAAGATTTGTTACAGGGAAGAGTTATCTATGGGCTTACAAAGCCGCATATCTGCAATATAACAAAGATAAAATAATTAAATATGCGCATAAAGAAGGGATCCCTGTGTTGTTACTGGCTGGTGTTGCTGTCTCCGAAGCTGGGGGGAATCCTGATAGATTTAAAGCATACGGCGTACTCCAGTTACGACAATTAATTAATGATAATATCAATGGTGATAAAAAGTCATCTAACGCCACATCTGTTGGTGTTCTTGCCATTCAATTAAGAGCAGCGGCAGAGACGTTGGGGATAAATCCAGACACGCTAACAACAACACAGCAATTACAGCTTGCAAATTGTTTGTTGAATGATGATTTTAATTTGGAGGTTGTTGCGCGGCATTTGAAGTCGTTAATTCTTTTTGATTATCCTTGGTTAGTAAGTACGGATAATTTAACTGATGAGCAAATGATACTGGCAGGTTCGAGATATAATCGTGGGACGCAGAGAGATAAACGCGATTTTATAAATTCAATTCATGCACCTATTGGTACACCAGAGCGGGACTATAGTTCATATGGCCGAAGTATTTTAAAAAAGAAAAAGACTATCCTTATGATAATGGGGAGTGGGAAATGAGGGGTGTCTTGTATTTTATTTATTATTTATCATGTATGTTTTTAATCCTGGTGTTATCTTACGTTGACAAGGAGGATCTTATCGATGGTGACGAGGTGAGGAGTATATGCGATGTGCGGCGAATGTTTTCCATTGATGACACTAGAGATGTTACAGCGCCATTAACAGTATTGTTTATCGTCCCTCTTATTTACTTGGTTGTAAAAAAAAGATTTAGGTCGTTGCCTTTAAATATTGCATTGGCTACTGTGGCTATTTTTTGGTTATGGCGTTTTTTTATCAGGTTTTCTATTTGTTAACCCTTCCGAAGAAGGGCTAACAGTGTAATTAGTAAACTCTATCGTCCCAAATGCTATAGCCAGAGGTGCCAGCAATGTGGTGTTGCCAGGTTATACTGGTATACTTCACACATATTAGCTCCTCTGGTTGCCCGCTTGAGTTGTCAATTGAGTGTGGATAAATAACTTTAATTCTTTCTATATATGCATCAGTCAGTTTGATGCTGTAAAATAACTCAACGCCTCCAGCAGATGAAGTGCGATATTGCTTAATAACTATGTCTAATTTTTCGTTGTTAGATATTGCAATTCCTAGCAGGGGAGAGGATTTGTCAATTGGTTTAATAAATGCTACGGGGCCATGATTAACATGCATAGATCTTGTTATTTCATGTTCAAAGGAAAGAATCATTGTTTCATCTTCATGCCCGGTTTGATATTTATTACCAATAGAGTCAAAGGTAGAGCATCCAGCGGATATCAAACCCTGTTTGTTACCTTTAATTGTTGCGAAAATCAAGTTAGCCATAGTGTCAGTCCATTGTTTAATGAAATTTATAACTCCTGCTTAAATTACCCGCATTCTTTCTGTAGGTAAAGAGGATTGTGTAGGGCGGAGCACTTAGTTCCAGCTAACAAAGTAACTATTAGCTGTTGTTGTTTGGCAGGCTATCCGACGCCAGCAGATTGCCACTGGAACCCTCCAGCGGCATCCTTTTCCTATGAAAACACTCGAAACCCTCTCAGAACTGGCGCGCGCAGTGCGCAATCTCATCCGCATTGGCGTCGTTGCTGATGTCGATACCGATGAGGGGCGCTGCCGCGTCCAAACCGGCGGTAATACGACTGACTGGCTGAACTGGCTAACCTGTCGCGCCGGGCGCTCGCGTACCTGGTGGGCACCGTCTATTGGTGAGCAGGTGCTGGTGTTGGCCCTGGGGGGCGAGTTGGATACCGCCTTTGTGCTGCCGGGCATTTATTCCGATGACTTCCCGCCGCCGTCAGTCTCCGCTGATGCGTTCCACGTTAGCTTTCCTGATGGTGCGGTCATTGAGTACGAGCCGCAAACCGGTGCACTCATTGTCACCGGCATCAAAACGGCGAACGTGACCGCCTCCGAGTCGGTCACCGTCACGGTGCCAGTAGCGACGGTCAATGCCAGCGAGAAAATCACCCTAAACACACCGGAGGTGGTCTGTACCAATAAACTGACCACCGGCACGCTGGAAGTGCAGAAAGGCGGCGAGATGAAAGGGGATATCAGCCATTCCGGCGGCACCTTCACATCAAATAACGTGCAGATAGATAAACACGGTCACGGCGGTGTACAGCGCGGCGGTGGCTGGACGGAGGGCACAAAATGACGGCGCGCTACAGCGGCATGAGCCGCGACACTGGCACCGAGTTAACCGACCTTGACCATATTCGCCAAAGCGTGCGTGACATTCTCATTACACCGACTGGATCGCGCGTGATGCGTCGTGAGTATGGCTCCCTGTTGTCAGCTCTGATTGACCAGCCGCAAAACGCAGCGGTCAAGTTGCAGGTGATGGCCGCCTGCTACGTGGCAATCCTGAAATGGGAGCCGCGCATCAACCTGACTGCCATCACGTTCGAGAGTCATTTCAATGGCCAAATGGTTGTTGATATCACCGGCGAGCGCCGCGACGCCAGCGGCACATTTTCCTTAACCGTCCCCCTGAGCTAATAACTATGCCAACGATTGATTTAAGCCAGCTTCCCGCCCCGGATGTGGTGGAAGCGTTGGAGTATGAAAGCCTGCTGGCCGAGCGCAAAGCAACGCTGATTTCCCTGTATCCGGCAGACCAGCAGGAGGCTATCGCACGCACCCTGGCTCTGGAGTCCGAGCCTATCGTCAAGCTACTGCAGGAAAACGCCTATCGCGAGCTGATGCTTCGCCAGCGGGTGAATGAGGCGGCGCGCGCGGTGATGGTGGCCTTTGCCACCGGCAGCGACCTCGACCAGCTTGGCGCGAATGTTGATACCCCTCGATTGGTGATCACACCTGCAGACGACACCACACTGCCACCCACACCGGCGGTCATGGAATCCGACAGCGAATACCGGGTACGTCTCCCGCAGGCATTTGAAGGTATCAGCGTTGCCGGGCCATCCGGTGCCTACGAGTATCATGGCCGCGCTGCCGATGGTCGGGTGGCTGACGTGAAGGCAATCAGCCCGAGTCCGGCTTGCGTGACCATTTCGGTGTTGTCGAGGGAGGGCAACGGCACGGCCAGTGCTGACCTGTTGGCCGTGGTGGCCAGCGCCCTGAATGATGAAAACGTGCGCCCGGTGGGTGACCGTGTGACGGTGCAATCCGCGACTATCGTCAAGTATGTCATTGAGGCGGTGCTCTATCTCTACCCAGGCCCGGAAGCGGTCACCATACAGGTCGCAGCCGAGGCCAAGCTCAAACGCTATATCACTGCGCAACACCGATTGGGGCGTGACATTCGCCTGTCAGCCATTTATGCCGCACTGCACGTGGAGGGGGTGCAGCGGGTGGAGCTGAAAAAGCCGCTGGCCGATATCGTGCTGAACACGACTCAGGCATCGTTTTGCGAACAGTACCGCATCACTGTCGGGGGATCCGATGAATAACCGCCTGCTACCGGTCGGCTCCTCGCCGCTGGAGGTCGCCGCCGAGCGTGCCTGCGCGGAACTGGCGCGTGTGCCGGTGCCGTTGCGTGACCTGTGGAACCCGGCAACCTGTCCGCTCAATCTGCTGCCCTATCTGGCCTGGGCGTTCTCGGTTGACCGATGGGATGAGGGTTGGTCGGAGACCGTCAAGCGCAACGTGGTGACCTCGGCGTTTTACCTCCATCGCCACAAGGGTACCCTGGGTGCCGTTCGTCGGGTGGTGGAGCCGCTCGGCTACCTCATCAAGGTGTTGGAGTGGTGGCAAACCAATGACCCGCCCGGCACCTTTCGGCTGGATATCGGCGTGCTGGAAACCGGCATCACCGAGGAAATGTATCTGGAGATGGAGCGCATGATTGCCGATGCCAAGCCGGTCAGTCGCCACCTTGTCGGTCTCAACATCGTGCAGGACGTTAATGGCCCTATTTACACCGGCGTCGGCATTTACGATGGCGACACAATTACTGTTTACCCCGGATAAAAGCGAGAAATCATGAGTAAATACAAAGCCATTCTGACCACCGCCGGGGCGGCAAAGATTGCTGCCGCCAGCGCAGGCGGCAAGCCGTTGAAGATTGACCGTCTGGCCGTCGGGGACGGTAACGGTAAGTTACCCACACCTAGTCCAGCACAAACCAAGCTGATTAACGAGCGTTACCGAGCGGCACTTAACTCGCTGACCGTTGATAAAGCCGCGCCAGACCGGCTGATTGCCGAGTTAATTATTCCGGCCAGTGTGGGCGGCTTCTGGCTGCGTGAAATGGGCCTATATGACGCGGATGGCGTGCTGATTGCGGTCAGCAATATGGCCGAGTCCTACAAGCCAAAGCTGGAGGAGGGCAGCGGGCGCACGCAGACCCTGCGCATGGTGCTGATTGTCAGCCACACTGAGGCCATCACGCTGATTGTTAACGGTGATATGGTGACGGCCACGCGTGACTTTGTGACTGCGGCGATTGATGACCATGCCAAGTCCCGCAACCACCCCGACGCCACCACGTCAGCAAAAGGTTTTGTGCAACTGAGCAGCGTCACCAACAGCGCCAGCGAGACCCTGGCGGCCACGCCGAAAGCGGTCAAGGCGGTAAATGATGCGGCGGTGAAGCTGACGCAAAATCTGGCTGATTTGCCGGATAAGGCCAAAGCACGCACCAACCTGGGGCTAAAGTCTGCCGCTTTGTGTGAAACGGGCGACGCTGCCGGGCAGGTGTTAACCGCTAACAAGGCGTTTGGCTTAGGCTTGGGACAGCCCAACCTAAGACACCGGCTTACCGACTTGGCCGGGGTGAATGCCTTCACCGGCTTTACCTGGACAAACAGTGATGATCCAGACGCACCACCCTTTACCGGCACTGCTGGCATCATCAATCATGCTTGGCGTGCGTCCACTACGGGGGATCCTTATACATTGCAAGTGGGGTGGCGCGATGGCCGCATGGCCTTTCGCACTAAAGAATCCAATAAGGATTTTCTAGGCTGGTGTGAGTTACTGCATACTGGAAATGGTTATACAGCGGCGCAAAGTGATGGCAAGTATGCGCTGCGCTCCATCAAGGTGAATGGCAAGCCGCTAAGTACCGATGTCAATCTGCTGGCCGGGGATGTTAATGCCTGGAACAAGACAGAGGCAGATGCCCGCTACCTGAAACTGTCAGGTGGGACGGTCAAAAACCTGACGGTCAAAACCGGCTCTACTGGCACGGAGAATACAGCACTGTTGATTGATGGTGTCGAACATACGCCCCTGGTGTTAAAGCGCAGTAGCGCCACCGCTAATCTGTCCATTGGTTTTCAGCTCGGTGGCAATGCGCCGCTGTATCGGCTGGGTATTAATGACAAAAATAACCTGTCTTGGGGCACCGATGCCAACCAGGCCAGCAATGCCACCATTTACCATACCAAAAACAAGCCCACGGCGGCAGAGGTGGGGGCGTTGACGGATGCGCAGGCGGTGCAGAAATATGCACTGCGCTCCATCAAGGTTAACGGCAAGCCCTTATCGGCTGATGTGAATTTAGTGGCGGCAGACATTAACGCCTGGAATAAGACCGAGTCGGACTCCCGTTATTTGATGAAGAGTGGCGGCCAGTTAACGGGGGTAGTGAAAACCAGCGCGGAAATCCAATCCACGTCATCAGATAACTACCGATTAATTGGTGGCGATTATGGGACGTACTGGCGTAATGATGGCAACAGTCTGTATTTGCTGATGACTAATGCCAAAAACCAGTACGGGGCATACAACGGACTGCGCCCGTTGGCAGTCAACGTAAAAAATGGTGATGTGGTTTTAGGTCATAACGCCAGTGTTAGCGGCAACCTTAAGGTTGGACAAGCAACACACTCTGCTGATGGCAATATTTTGGGTAGCCGCTGGGGTAATAAATGGTTATGGGATGCAGTGATTGAGCAGGTCAATGGTCGAGTTGACTGGAACTCATTTAACAATCGCACCCATGTGGCCGGTGATCGCAATGCGTGGTGGTACAAGGACGAATTGACGGGGTTCATTATCCAGGGCGGTGTGGTTAATCGTGCTGATTATGCTAACTGGGTTGGGTTCCCCCGTGGCTATGCGCGGCAGTGCTTCGGTGTGCAACTGACGCTTATCAGTTCCACCGGAACTTGGTTCGGTGATAGTCGGGTCAATATTCAGGCGCGAGATATGGATAACAACGGGTTTAACGCAATGATGGATGGTCAAGAGCAGGTGGTATTTTGGCAGTCGGTGGGGGTTTAAAGATGAGTTACGGATATAGCGCAACGACGAATACGTTTTATGTGATTGAAGAAAAGGATGATTTTCAGGCTAACGGAACGTGGCCAGATGATGTAACGCCGATCACCGATGAAGAATGGAACACCTACCGCGTACAGGGGCAAAGGGGGAAAGTCCGTGGGGCGGATACGCAGGGGCGACCTTGTTGGATTGATGCCCCACAATTAACACCCGTGCAGCAGAGAGAAATTGCGTCCTGGGAAAAGGCCGCGCGGTTGGAGATGGCGGGTAAGGCGATTGCCCCCCTTCAGGATGCGGATGATTTAGGGGTAGCGACGGCAGAGGAAAAGGCGCTTTTACTGGCCTGGAAGCGTTACCGGGTGTTGATTAACCGGGTAGATGCCGAAACCGCGCCAGACATTGACTGGCCTATCACCCCGGATGCCTGAAAGAAAAACAGCCCGCAAATTTGCGGGCTGTTCTGTGTTGACGCGGTATTCCCTGGTGTTGCCGCGCTGAGGTCAACCCTAACCCGTCAGCTTGAAACCCGTCCAATCGATTCGGTAGATCAATACCGCCATATTGATCGGCGAAAACGATCGTCATGACACCATCCCCCTCCCAATCCCTGCGTGCCGTTGTCTGGTGGGCCTGCCAACGCCGATGACGTGCGCGCGACCCTGCGTGGCGGCAAGCTGTCCACACCAAACAACCACGGAGTAAACTCAATGAGTGACTACCATCACGGTGTGCGAGTCATTGAAGTCAACGACGGCACCCGCGTGATTTCAACGGTTTCCACCGCCATTGTCGGCATGGTGTGTACCGCCAGCGACGCTGACCCGGTTATGTTCCCACTCAATGTCCCGGTATTGATCACCGATGTGCAGGCAGCAGTAGGCAAGGCCGGTAAAAAAGGCACGCTGGCCGCTGCGTTGCAAGCCATTGCTGACCAGTGCAAACCGGTCACCGTTGTCGTGCGCGTCGCTGAGGGCAAAGATGCGGCTGAGACCACATCGAATATCATCGGCGGCGCAAATGCGACCGGCCAATATACCGGCATCAAGGCGCTATTGACGGCTCAGGCCGTCACCGGCGTTAAGCCGCGCATCCTGGGCGTGCCGGGGTTGGATACAAAAGACGTGGCCGCCGCACTGGCCACAGTCTGCCAGTCGTTGCGCGCCTTTGGCTATATCAGCGCCTGGGGCTGCAAAACTCTCCCTGACGCCCTCAAATACCGCGACAACTTTGGCCAGCGTGAGCTGATGCTAATTTGGCCGGATTTCCTTGCATGGGATACAGCAACCAATGCCAGCAACACCGCCTACGCCACGGCGCGGGCCCTCGGCCTGCGGGCCAAAATCGACCAGGAGCAGGGGTGGCATAAAACCCTGTCCAACGTCGGTGTTAACGGTGTGACCGGTATCAGCGCCTCGGTGTTCTGGGATTTACAGGCACCCGGCACCGATGCCGACCTGCTCAATCAGGCAGGGGTCACCACCCTTATCCGCAAAGACGGCTTTCGTTTCTGGGGTAACCGCACCTGCTCGGATGACCCGCTTTTCCTGTTTGAAAACTACACCCGTACCGCGCAAGTGCTGGCCGACACCATGGCCGAGGCGCATATGTGGGCGGTGGATAAACCGGTCACGGCCACGCTGATCCGCGACATCATTGACGGCATCAAGGCCAAATTCCGCGAGCTGAAAAGCAATGGTTACATCATTGATGCGGATTGCTGGTATGACGAAAGCGCCAACGATAAGGAGTCGCTGAAAGGCGGGAAACTGTTTATTGATTATGACTATACGCCAGTGCCGCCGCTGGAAGATTTAACCCTGCGCCAGCGTATCACCGATAAGTATCTGGCCAATCTGGCCGCCGCCGTTAACAGCTAAGAGGACACGTAACACATGGCACTTCCGCGTAAACTGAAATACCTCAACCTGTTTAACGACGGCTTGAGCTACATGGGTATTGTCAGCTCGGTGACCTTGCCGAAACTGACCCGCAAGCTGGAGAACTATCGCGGCGGTGGCATGAACGGCAGCGCCCCGGTGGATTTTGGCCTGGACGATGAGGCGCTAAACGTGGAATGGGCCATCGGCGGTTTGCCTGATGACGCTCTGTGGGGGCAGTACGCTGCCGCCAGTGCGGCCACCGTGCCGCTGCGCTTTTGCGGTTCTTACCAGCGTGATGACACCGGCGATGTGGTGGCCGTCGAGATTGTGCTGCGTGGTCGCCACAAAGAAATGGATTTTGGCGAGCAGAAGCAGGGTGAGGATACCGAGACCAAAATCACCACCCAATGCACCTATTACAAGCTGACGATTGACGGCAAAGAGCGCATCGAAATCGACACCATCAACATGATTGAGCGCGTGAACGGTGTCGATATGTTGGAGCGCCATCGCCGCAATATCGGCCTGTCGTAATTTACCGGCGGTCAGCGTGGCTGACCGCACCTTTTCCCCTGTTAATTAAGCGAGAACCCCCCAATGAAAAAAGCAGATAAAGCAGCAGAAAACCCGAACGTGGTCACCCTGGATACGCCGGTCAAGCGTGGTGACACCGTGATTGAGTCCGTGACGCTGATTAAGCCTAACGCGGGCACCCTGCGCGGGGTGAGTTTGGCCTCGGTGGCGGGGTCGGATGTCGATGCGCTAATCAAAGTCTTGCCGCGCATGACTTATCCGTCACTAACCGAGAGTGAGGTCACTGCGCTGGAGTTGCCTGACCTGGTGGCGCTGGCCGGTCAGGTCGTCGGTTTTTTGTCGCCGAATGTGGCACGCTAACCTTTCCCGCTGGCTTTTCGATTGATGACCTGATGGCGGATATTGCGGTGATTTTCCACTGGCCGCCATCAGAGCTTTACCCGATGAGCCTGTCGGAGCTTTTCAACTGGCGCGATAAAGCGCTCCAACGAAGCGGGCACGCGAATGAGTAACAACGTTAGGTTGCAGGTGCTACTCAAAGCCGTTGACCAAGCCAGTCGTCCCTTCAAGCACATCCAGACAGCGAGCAGGTCGCTGTCTGCGAACATCCGCACCACGCAGCAAGACCTCAAAAAGCTGAATGCACAAGCCAGACGTATTGAGGGTTTTCGCGAGTCGAGTGCGCAGCTTGCGGTCACCGGTCGAGCACTGCAAAAAGCCAAGCAAGACGCCAACGCATTGGCGGTTTCACTGAGAAATACGGTTAACCCGACCCGCGCGCAAGTACAGGTGATGGAGGCGGCCAAGCGTTCAGCCGCCGAGTTGCAGTTCAAGTACAACGGCCTGCGCCAGTCGGTACATCGCCAGCGCCAGGAACTGACCCAAGCGGGGATTAATACTCGCACGCTGGCCAATGATGAGCGCAGGCTCAGAGCCTCCATTAGCGACACCACTAACCAACTCAATCGCCAGCGTGAGGCACTGGTGCGCGTCAGTCAGCAGCAGGCGCGGTTAAGTAGCGTCCAGCAACGTTATCAGGCGGGTAAGCAGGTGGCGAACCATGTGGCCGGTATGGGTGCTGCCGGGGTGGGAGTTGCGACGGCGGGTCTGTATGCGGCAGGCCGATTTATTGCGCCCGGCGTGGGTTTTGACAAACAGATGTCAGGCACGCAAGCCATTCTCGGCCTGGATAAATCAGACGAAAAGCTTCAGGCCATTCGTCAGCAGGCGCGTGATATTGGTGCGACAACGGCCTTCTCGCCGGGGGATGTGGCGCGCACGCAAACCACGCTGGCCAAATCAGGCTATGACGCCGATTCCGTGCTGGCTGCGACCGGCTCAACGGTAAACCTTAGTCTGGCCGCTGACGTGGATATCGCGCAGGCGGCGGACATCATCACCAATATGCAGTCAGCCTTTAACCTTGCCAATGCGGACATCGAGCGCATTGCTGACGTGATGACCAAGGGGTTCACGTCGTCAAACACCAATCTTGTCGAGCTGGGTGAGGCGATGAAGTATGCCGCGCCGATTGCCGAGGCCGCTGGGGCGAGCATTGAAGATACCACCGCCATGCTGGGTATTTTGGCGGACAACGGTATCAAAGCCTCAATGGCGGGGACGGGCACCAGTGCCATCTTTAGCCGCCTACAGGCTCCACGCGGGCAATCACCGGCGGCGCTGGGTGAGTTGGGGGTCAAAACACGGGACGGCAAAGGCAACATGCTGCCGGTTGAAAAAATCCTTAAATCTATCCACGCCTCATTCAAGAAAAACAACCTTGGTACGGCGCAGCAGGCGGAATACCTGAAAGTTATTTTCGGTGAGGAGGCCATGAAAGGTGCCGTTAAGCTCGTGGCCGCCGCCGGTAACGGGAAATTGGCCGAGAAGCGTGCGGCGATTGGCGGGGCGAAAGGGACGACGGACAGGATTGCGAAAATCCAGACCGACAACCTTGACGGGGATTTAAAAAACCTAACTTCGGCTTGGGAAGATGTGCGCATTGAAGTGTTTGAAAAGCAGGATTCGGCACTGCGGCAACTGACGCGCACCGCGACAGGCTGGCTGGCAACGGTGGGCAAGTGGACAAAGGAAAACCCAGAGCTGACGAAAAAAATCTTTATGGTCAGCACGGCCATTCTGGCGGTAATGGGTGCGCTGGGTGGGATTGGGTTGGTTGCGTGGCCGGTGATTGCGGGGATTAACGGTATCGTTGCCGCTGCCGGTTTCCTCGGTACGGCGGTCAGCATCGCCGGTGGGGCCATCATGACCGTGCTCGGGGCGCTGACGTGGCCGATTGTCGCCGTAGGCGCGGCGTTCGTTGCGGGGGCGCTGCTTATCCGCAAGTATTGGGAACCCATCAGCGCCTTCTTTGGCGGGGTGATCATCGGTATTACGGAGGCATTTGCTCCGATTGGCGAGCTGTTTACTCCGCTTAAGCCGATGTTTGATGCCCTCGGTGGTTGGCTCAAGCAGGCGTGGCAGTGGTTCACCGACCTGCTAAAGCCGGTGAAGTCCAGCCAGGAGAGTCTTGATCGTTGCAAGAACGCCGGTGTTGAGTTTGGCCGCTCAGTGGCCGACGCGCTGATGTTGCCGCTCAAAGCGTTCAACAAGTTGCGTCAGGGGATTGATTGGGTGCTGGAGAAGCTCGGCATTATCAATAATGAATCCAGTGACATCGACAAGAAAGCGCAGAAAGCCAACGACTACGCCGCCGGGGCTGGCGGGGGAGGTTACTACCCGATAGGCGGTGCCATGTCGGGGACGTATGTGCCAGTCAGCGCTGGAGGTGGAAAGTCCTACACGGACAACAGCGTCAATAACTTCCACGTGGCCAGCAGCCACCCCGGCGGCATGACTGAAGCACAAACCAAGCGGATGCTGTTACAGGTCGTTGAGGAGCGCGAGCGCAAGGCCCGCGCGGCGCAGCGTTCAACCTTGGCCAGCGACTAAAGAGGGGGAGTCACCATGATGTTAATCCTGGGGTTGTTTGTGTTTCGACTGCAAACGCTGCCCTATCAGACCCTGCAGCGTAACGTAGATTATCGCTGGCCATCCAATAGCCGGATAGGTTTGCGCCCGATGTTGCAGTTTCTCGGCGTCAGTGAGGAAAAAATCACGCTATCCGGGGTACTGATGCCGGAGATCACCGGCGGCAAAGTCTCGATGCAGCTCCTGGATTCGATGGCCGTTGACGGGCGGGCATGGCCAATGCTGGAGGGTACCGGCACCATTTACGGGATGTTTGTGGTTAACAGCGTTAGCGAGACCCGCAGCGAGTTCTTTTCCGATGGCCGTGCGCGGCGCATTGAGTTTTCGCTCACGCTGACCCGCGTGGATGAGTCCCTGACGGCGATGTATGGGGATTTACGGGCACAGGCCGAGGGTTTGCTCGGTCAGGCTGGCGCGTCGGCCGATAAGGACGGTACAGCGATGGGAGGGCTATTTTCATGATGCCCGGTGTAACGCTGGATGCGGGGGCAAAAGTGGCCCCGGCCTTTATGCTCACCCTGGGGGGCAAGGATATCACGCAGAACATCAGCCCGCGTCTACTGTCACTTGCCCTGGTTGATAATCGTGGCTTTGAGGCTGACCAACTGGATATCGAGCTGGATGATGCAGACGGGCAAGTCATGATGCCGGTGCGCGGCGCAGTGCTCTCGCTGCTGCTGGGCTGGCAGGGACAGCCGTTGGTTAACAAGGGCACGTTCACGGTGGACGAGGTGGAACACCGGGGCGCGCCCGACACGCTGACCATTCGTGCGCGCAGTGCGGATTTTCGTGGCTCGCTCAATTCCCGCCGAGAGAAGTCTTATCACGACACCACCCTCGGCGCGGTGCTGGAGAAGATTGCCGCCCGCAACAAACTGACCGCCAGTGTTGCCGAGGGGCTGGGCAGTATTGCTATCCCGCACATTGACCAGTCACAGGAGTCTGACGCCAAATTCCTGACCCGCCTTGCCACGCGCAACGGGGCGGAGGTGTCGGTCAAGGCGGGTAAATTGCTGTTTCTCAACGGTGGCAGTGGTGTAACCGCCAGCGGCAAACCGATCCCGCAAGTGACCATCGAGCGCCGCGACGGTGACCAACATCAGTTTGCTATTGCCGATCGGGCAGCCTATACCGGCGTCACCGCTAAATGGCTTCACACCAAAGACCCGAAAGAACCGCAAAAGAAAAAGGTCAAACTCAAGCGCAAGCCCAAGGTGAAGCACTTGCGCGCCTTGCAGCACCCTAAAGCCACCCAACCTACGGCGAGCAAGAAGGCACCGGCAAAGCCAAAGGAAGAACGTGAGGGCGAGTATATGGCGGGTGAAGCTGACAACGTGTTTGCACTGACCACCATTTACGCCACCAAGACCCAGGCCATGCGGGCGGCAAAAGCCAAATGGGACAAGCTGCAACGCGGTGTGGCTGAGTTCTCACTCAATCTCGCCATGGGGCGTGCGGATTTATACCCAGAAACGCCGGTTGTAGTAAGAGGCTTTAAGCGCGTCATAGACGAGCAGGCGTGGATAATCACCAAGGTAACCCACTCACTGGGTGATGGCGGCTACACGACGGCGCTAGAGCTTGAGGTGAGGCTTTCTGATGTTGAGTACGAAGAGGAAAAACAAAGTGATGATTAATTATTAATCTATTGTTTTATAAGTAAAATATATTAAAATAGCCTTATCGAAACTGACCGGTAGAGGTGATAAATATGTTCCATTGCAATTTATGCGGTACTGCCGCACATGCTCGTTCTAGTCGTTACCTGAGCGAGAATACCAAGGAGCGTTATCATCAGTGTCAGAACGTTAATTGCGGGCATACATTTGTCACCATGGAGACCGTTGAGCGGTCAATCATGTCGCCCGGCAGGGTGAACCCGGTGCTTCCGCACCCCAATCATTACGGCCAGCAAAGTATGTTGATGTGA